CGTCGGTTGAACTTTGGCCGCCGTTACGCCCGTCGCCACTGTTTTGGGGTAGGCATGGTTGCGCAAAATAGCGTTCGCCTGGCTGAGCACGCGATTCAGCGAGTCGTTCAGCGGCAGGTCGCTCGCCTCGGACTTGCCATAATATTTGTCTGAGCGCGGCCAGTGCTGCCAATTGATGATAGGTGGTACGTCGTATCGCCAGTCGATGATAGATTGCAGCGACCATTGGAGGCCATTGTCCGAGCGATACTGTATAATTTGCCAGCCCGCGCCCATACCCAGGGCATCCAGATCCAGCATATCCTGGCGATAGTACGTTTTGCCGACCTG